TATATTGACATGATTAGGTCTGTAACCGGATTAAACGAAGCAAGAGATGGTTCTAACCCTGACCCTAACTCTTTAGTTGGTCTTCAAAAGTTGGCTGCATTAAATTCTAATACAGCTACAAGACATATTCTTGATAGCTCATTGTTTATATATCGTTCAATAGCAGAAGCTCTTACTTATAGAATTGGTGACATTTTAGAATACGCTGATTTTAGAGATGAGTTTGCTAATCAAATAGGTAAGTACAATGTATCTATCCTTAATGACATTAAGGACCTTTATATTTATGACTTTGGTATTTTCATTGAGGTTTCACCTGATGAAGAGCAAAGAGCACAGCTTGAAGCTAATATCCAAATGGCATTATCTAAAGGTGATATTAACCTTGAGGATGCAATTGACATACGTGAGATTCGTAATCTTAAATTAGCTAATCAGTTATTGAAACTTAAGAGAGTTAAAACTCAAGAGCGTGAGGAAAAAATGGCTATGCAAAAACAAGCTATGATTGCTCAGCAACAATTGAAGTCTCAAGAGTTAGCAGGTCAAATGGCTATGCAGAAGATTGACATGGAAACCAACTCTAAGATTAAGATTAAACAAGCTGAGGTTGCATTTGATATGCAAAAGTCTCAACAGGAAGCTACTCTTAAATCTCAATTAATGCGTGAGGAGTTTAATTACAACTTACAAATGAATGGTATGGAAGTCAGCAAGATTAGTGAAAGAGACAAGATGAAAGAGGATGCAAAAGCAAAAAGAATCAGTCAGCAAAATACTGAGCAATCTAAGTTAATTAACCAAAGAAAAAACAATTTACCTCCTTTAAATTTTGAATCAAACGAGGATAGTTTAGATGGCTTTGACTTAGCTGAGTATGAGCCTCGATAGAATATCATATTTTTTCTATAAATTTGTATAAATTAAATTAAATCAAATGGAATTAAAAGTTAGAGCATTAGACGTTATTGAACCAAAAAGTGTTCAAGAGGTAGAAAAAGAATTGCTTGAAAAACATGAAGAATCTTTAAATCAACAGGATAATCAAGGTGTTGTAATAAATATGCCAATAGAATCTGAGGCAATAACACCAACTGAACCTGAATTAAAAGATGAAGACGTTCTTTCATATATTGGTAAGAGATATAATAAGCAGATTAATTCATTGGATGAATTAGTGGCTGAGCGTAAAGAAGCTGAGTCGTTACCTGAAGATGTAGCTGCTTATATGAAATATAAAAAAGACACAGGACGTGGATTTGAAGATTTTCTTAAATTAAAGAAAGACTTTGATGCCATGGATTCTGACCAACTTTTAAAAGAATATCTATCTTCTACACAAGAAGCTCTTGATAAAGACGATATTGAAACATTAATGGATGACTATAGATATGATGAGGATTTGGATGATGAGTCAACTATTAAGAAGGTTAAAATAGCAAAAAAGAAAGTTCTTGCAGAAGCTAAGAAATTTTTTAATTCTCAGAAAGAACAATATACAATGCCTCTTGAGTCAAGAACGGCATTTATTCCGGATGAGGAGAAAGAAATTTACGAAAGCTACAAGCAATATACCCAACAGGCAAAGACCATAGAAGAGGAGAACACTCGTAAGCGTCAATGGTTTGACCAAAAGACGAACGATGTTTTTAATGGAGAGTTCAAAGGTTTTGAGTTCAATGTTAATGACAAAAAGTTCACGTTTGCTCCGGGAGATGCCAATGAGTTAAAAAAGAACCAAGCAACACCACAGAACTTTATTAATAAGTTTTTGGATGAGCAAGGTTTAATGAAAGACGCATCAGGTTATCATAGGTCTTTATCTATAGCAATGAATCCTGAGAAATTTGCTAAGTTCTTTTATGAACAAGGGATGTCGGACGCAACAGATGATGTTACTCGTAAAATCAAGAATATCAATATGTCTGAGCGTAGGACACCTGAGGTAAGTAAAATGACCGATGGAATACAAGTTAAAGCGGTAAACCCTGATTCAGGGCGAAACTTAAAAATCCGCAGTATTAAAAAAGTATAAAAATTAAAAATTAAAAAAAATGGCAAGTGCACTTTTAGGCAACCCTACCTATGCCTTACAACCGGCAGCAGAACAGGTAGCGTTACAAACAAACTACATTACCAACTTTGATTTCTTGAATCAGTATCTTCCTGATACTTATGAAAAAGAATTTGAGCGTTATGGTAATAGAACAATCGCATCTTTCTTACGTATGGTAGGAGCAGAGATGCCTTCTAATTCTGACCAAATCAAATGGGCAGAACAAGGTCGTTTACACATTAAGTACACAAGTTGTACTTCAGCAGCAGCAGCAGGTGCTTCAACAGCAACTTTTACTGTAGCTGATAGTGGTGTAACTTATATCGCTATCCGTGTTGGACAAACTTTGATGATTCAAAACAATACATCAGGTGTTTTCAACAAGGCTATCGTTACAGCAGTTCCTACAGCAACTACTTTTACAGTAGCTTACTATGAGACTGCAGGTCAAGCATTCGCAGTTTCTACAGCTTGTACTGTATTTATTTACGGTTCTGAGTTTAAGAAAGGAACAAACGGAATGGTTGGTTCATTAGAATCAGAAGATAGCATCTTCTCTAACAACCCTATTATCATTAAAGATAAGTATGCGGTTAATGGTTCTGACATGGCTCAAATCGGTTGGGTAGAAGTAACAACTGAGAATGGTGCTACAGGATACCTTTGGTATTTAAAGAGTGAGCACGAAACTCGTTTACGTTTTGAAGATTACTTAGAAACTTCAATGATTGAAGCGGTTCCTGCTGCATCTTCTTCAGGTGCTGCAACTGCAGGATACATTGGTTCTGAGGGTATCTTCTACGTAGTAAACAGTCGTGGTAACGTATGGGGTGGTGGTACTCCAACAACTTTATCTGATTGGGATTCAATCGTTTCTCGTTTAGATAAGCAAGGTGCTATCGAAGAGAATGTTGTATTCGTTAATCGTGGATTAAGTTTTGATATTGACAATATGTTAGCTACATTAAATGGTTACGCTACAAGCGGTGCCTCTAATTCTGCTTCTTATGGTCTTTTCGATAACGATGTTGATATGGCGTTAAATTTAGGTTTCTCAGGTTTCCGTAGAGGTTATGATTTCTACAAAACTGATTGGAAATACTTAAATGACCCAACAATGCGTGGTGGTTTAAATACAACTGCTTCAACTGCAACAGGTACTATTACAGGTTTAATGGTTCCTGCAGGTTCAACTTCAGTGTACGACCAAATTATGGGTAAGAACGCTAAGCGTCCATTCTTACACGTAAGATACCGTGCTTCTGAGGCTGAGGATAGAAGATACAAGACTTGGATTACAGGTTCTGCGGGTGGTGCTGCCACAAGCGACTTGGATGCAATGGAGGTAAACTTCTTATCTGAGCGTTGTGTATGTACTTTAGGTGCAAACAACTTTGTATTATTCCGTTATGGATAATAGTTAGTAAATACAGGGAGGGTGTCTTTAAAGACACTCTCCTTTTTTTAAATTAAATTAAATTAAATAAAAATGGCAAAGAGTATAACTCCTTCAGACAAGGTTTATAAATTAAAAATAGGAAATCCTTTATCCTATACGTTAGCATCAAGAAATCACCCAAGATTTCCTCTAATGTGGTATGATGAGAAGAATAATGTTAATCGTGCATTAAGATATTGTACGAATCAAAAGTCCCCGTTTGAGGACGAGCAAGATGGAAATGCAATCATAGAAGCAATTATTTTTGAAGATGGATTCTTAAGAGTTCCAAAAAACAATCCTGTATTACAGCAGTTTTTACATTATCATCCTTTAAATGGTACAATATTTGGAGAGATAGATAAAGAAAAAGATGCAGCCTCAGAGGTTGTTGATTTGGATTTAGAGATTGAGGCTTTAGTTGAAGCTCGTGCATTAACACTTGAGCAATTAGAAACTCTTACAAGAGTAATGTTTGGTAAAGACCCATCTACCGTATCTACCGCAGAGTTGAAGCGTGATATATTGGTTTTTGCTAAAAAAGACCCTAAAGATTTCTTAAATATATTGAATGACCCTCAATTAAAGTTCCAAGCTAAGATTCGTTTATTCTTTGAAAGTAAGTTATTAGTGATGAGAAATGGCGAAAAAGAGGTGTGGTTCAATACCGCTACCAATAAAAAGAAGATGTTGTCGGTTCCATTTGGGGAAGACCCATATGAGATGGCAGGTCATTTCTTACAAAGCGATGAAGGAATTGATTCATTAAAGATGTTAGAAGCAAGTTTAGGTTAATAGGCATTGATTATTGATTTATGGTTGAAGGGGGTACTTATTGTACCCTCTTTTTTTTTACGTATATTTGTAAAAAAGTAACTAATGATAAATTCGGTAAGAAATACGGTATTATCCATTACTAATAAGAATAATTATGGATATATATCTCCATCTGACTTTAACTTATTTGCAGCTAATTCTCAAATGGAGATATATGAGGAATATTTTAGTAGTTATAATAAGGTTATAAATGCTGAGAATACCCGTACCTCAGGTGTAGATTATGCTGATATTGAGCAGCCAATAGCTGAGGTATTAGAATATTTTTTACGAACAGATTATCTTTCAAAAATTTCCGCTAATAAATTCTCAATGCCTACTCCTTCAACAACGGGTTATGATACCTATATGTTGTTGGATGTTAAGTGTAAACCTGTTGTACTTAATACAGGTACAAATACATCAGTAGTATCAAGTCAATTAGTAAATAGTGCTGCATTATTTACAACTTACGATATAGTTGAAGGAGATGTAGTTACAAATTTAACAACAGGTTTAGTATCAACTGTAGTATCCGTATCAAGTAATACCGTAATAATATTAGATTCTAATATATTTTTAGCTTCAGGAAATGCTTATGCTATTATTTCTGCGTCTTCAAATGTTCAAGCAGAAAAGGTAATTAATAATAAACTTACATTATTAGTAAATTCTAATTTAACACAACCAACTAAAGAGTTCCCTGTTTACGGATTACAAGGCACTGAGTTGACTTTCTACCCTACAACAATAAGTAACAAGGGTCAAGTTCAAGCTACTTATTTTAGATATCCTAAGGTGCCAAAATGGACATACATTACACTTGCTAATGGAGAGCCTGTATTTGACCAATCACAGTCTGATTATCAAGATTTTGAATTACCTCCTGAAGATGAATATAAATTAGTTACAAAGATTCTTGAATATGCAGGTATGTCGATTCGTGAAAATGAAGTTGTTCAGTTTGGTATGGCACAACAACAACATGAGCAACCTACATTTAGTATGCAACAATAAAAAATTTAAGATATGGCGTATATATCACAATATGAATATTATGAGAATGGAGGAGCCGTGCCTGAGGATAAGAATTGGGGGTCTTACCAATTTATCAGTCTGCAAGATATTATAAACAATTTCTTGTTGATGTATGCCGGAAACCATTCATTAGTAAACAACGAAGAGCGTTTTAAAGTATTATTCCACGCTAAGCGTGCAATTCAAGAGTTAAACTATGATGCGTTTAAAGAAATTAAAATATTAGAGTTAACTGTTCCTGACAATTTAAGATATATTTTACCATCTGACTATGTGAATTGGGTAAGAATATCATTGTATAAGAATGGATGGTTACGTCCATTGTCTGAGAATATTCAAACATTATCATCTAAGGCTTATCTTCAAGATAACACAGGTCGTATTTTATTTGACCAATATGGTAATGCGTTGAGTCCTCAGTATTCTGAGATTGATTATGATAGATTGACTCACATTAAAAAGAGTATTTACTTAAACCAAGGCAGTCAGTTTAACGGTCAGTTAGGTTGGAACTATGACGGTATGTGGTATTTTGATTACAATATTGGTACAGCATATGGTTTAAATACTGAGACTGCAAACTTTAATCCTACATTTAATGTTGATAGAAAGTCAGGAGTTATTAACTTTGACTCATCAATGTCAGGAGAGTCTTGTATTCTTGAGTATGTGTCTGATGGTATGGAGCAAGGAGATAACTCATTGATTACCGTAAACAAGTTATTTGAGGCATATATTTATGCAGCAATTGAGTATGAGATATTGAGTTCTAAACTTGGTGTTCAAGAGTATATTATTGCTCGTTCTCGTAAAAAGAGAAAGGCTTTATTAAGTAATGCAAAAATTAGAATAAGTAACATCCATCCGGGAAGATTGTTAATGAACATGAGAGGAATGGACAAGCAAATAAAATAAAATGGCAAATTTTACAAGAAACTTTATAGCAGGTAGAATGAATAAGGTTGTTGACCAAAGGTTACTTCCTGAAGGTGAGTATATAGATGCTATGAATATCAGGATGGGTTCAACCGAAAACTCAGAGGTTGGAGTTATTGAAAATACAAAGGGGAATGTTCCCCTTACGTCATTGACATATATTGATGGTACACCATTAAGTTCATCTGCAAGATGTATTGGTGCTATTCAAGATAGTGTAAATGAAACATTATATTGGTTTATTCATGATTCTAATTTTGCCTCAAGTCCTACAGGTAAACTTGACCTAATTGTTTCTTTTAATGTATTTACTAATATATTAACGTATCACGTTATTAGTATTAATGATGGGGGTGGTGTTAAAACTGTATTGAATTTTAATCCAACTTATTTGATTACAGGAGTAGATATAATTAATGATTTATTGTTTTTTACTGATGATTATAATGCTCCAAGATTTATAAATATAAATAGGAACTATCCTAATCCAATTTCTAATGTTGACCAAGTAAGTGCTGAATCTTTACTTGTAATTAAAAAACCACCGGTTCAATCACCGGGTGTTGAGCCAATTGTAACTAATGGTCAAGAGAATTTTTTAGATACAAGGTTTATTTGCTTTGCTTACAGATACTTATATGTTGATGGAGAATATAGTGCTACTTCTCAGTGGTCTCAACCTGCATTCGTACCTAATCCATTTAGTTTTAGTATTGAAAGTTTTTTGAATGAGGGTATGACTAATTTCTGCAACTCTGCAACAATTACTTATAACTCAGGAAGTTCACTTGTTCTTGGTATTGATTTGCTTTTTAAGAAAGCAGATGGTACTGTAATTAAAGTTATTGAAAAACTTGATAAACAAAATTTAGGTCTTGCAAATGATACTGATTATCAATATACATTTACAAATAGTAAAATATTTACAATATTGTCAGAGTCTGAATTATTAAGATTATATGACAATGTACCTCGTTATGCTAAGGCTCAAACAATTATGGGCAATAGATTAATGTATGGTAATTATGTTGAAGGATATGATTTAGTAGATGAGTTTGGAACTCCAATTAAATTTGAATATACTACCAATTTAATATCTGAAGCAATAGGCAATACAAATATAAATGATAGCAGTATTACGGGAGCTTATACAATTGACGGAGCTGTAAGTGTTGCCAACGCAACTGTTACATTTGATTTAACAGGTCAAAATTTAGTTGCGGGTTCTGCAATTAATTTAAACGTTGCAATAAGTCATTCTCAATTTTCGGGACAAACGCCTTTTCCTACAGAAGAAACTGATACAACTCAATTAAACTTTGCATTTTTCTTGTCAACAAGTTATACATCAGTATATCAATTGGCAACAAGTATTGAGTTTCAAAATGCTGTAGGAACAGCAGCTAATATACAAACAGTAGCAAATGCTTGTAATGGAACTACATTTACTGATTCATTTAACTGTGCTATTCCTAATAACTTAGATGCATTTATAAAAAATGGTAGTGGAATTACTGCAGTAGGTCAGCCAATTAATATTATCACAAGTCCTGCAAGTAGTGTAATTGGATTCCAATTTCCTGCAATGAGATATGTAGATAATATTACAACCCCTACTCAAACATTATATGAGTATTATGAAGTTATATTAGGAGAAGCTACATTCCAAGAAATAGCAAACCCACAAAGTTTACATAGCAATAGAGATTATGAGATT